AGTATTGACCTTCGGAGATCGTCTTATCCGGGTTGCCGACCTCTGCATATTGAAGGACAGATTCAAAATATAGAGGAACGAATGTACGATCCGAAACGTAACTGAAGCCACCTTTGCCGACGTAGTTTCGTGCTTCGCTTGTAGCCAGCGGGTTATTGGAGAAGATGTTGACGTAACGACCAGTGAGGATTGGGCGTTCCCCAGACTGTGCCATAACATTAGCCATCATCAGCATATTGTTGCGGACGACATCCGGCAGACCCTGTGCGTTAGCCAAGGCGTTGATTTCAGTTGCCGTTGGCTTGCCCCAGATGACGGACTTAAGACCACCCTTCGGGCCGGCAACATCGGTGGAGAACGTAAGACCACGCTGTCCTTGAGGCACATTGGTCAAGGCATCCATAATCACCTGTGCGTGACCATTGATGACCACTCCAACGTGAGGCATCACGGACGGATTGACTGGCGCAGGAGCAGTCGGCTGCGGAGCGACAGGCGTTGTGGGGGCTACAGGGGTAGGTGCAGCTCCAGCCGTGGGCTGAGGCGTAGGTGCTGTAGGCTTGCCAGCCGTCGGAGCAGGGGGTGGCGGGATTGGAGTCCCAGCCGGGGTCGTGCTTGCCGGGGTAGGCGTAGGACGAGGAGGAACAGGGGCAGTCGGAGGCGGTGGATTGACTCCGGGCTGAACAGGCTGACCATTGTATGTAGCGCCAGTCGGAGCAGGAGGAGGCGTTCCACCAGCAACAGGAGCAGTAGGCTTACCCTGCTGACCTGGAAGGCTGATGCCAGGGATAGGGGTATTCGTGGACGGGTCTACGAGCCAAGACAGACCTGTGGCATTGAACAGTTCAGCCTGTTGCGTATGTGTAAGGTCGGAAAGGTTCATCTCGGAGAATCTCGGAGAACCTTTACCGCCAGTCATTCGGTAGATCGCATCGTACAGGCTGTTGACCACAGGGTCACGCATAACCTCACCTCGGTTGTTCAGCCAGAAGCCACGGACAGTGCCATCGGACTGCTTGATGAAACGCATCCCGGACTCACGGAGGGACTGAACCATCGATGCCGTGTATTGGCGCGGGAAGATGCCAATCTGCGGATCGAACATCGAGGAGAACTCAAGGCGTAGGTTATCCGTGCTGAGTACGTCGTACAGGCTTCGCTCACCTACGACAATGCGACGCAAGGAGTCAAACACGCCAGCACCACGGACATTAGTAAGACCCTTTGCTTCGCCAACACCACCATAACCAATCGGCTTCGATGAGTCGATGGTAGCCATCCACCACGCCATCGCCTCACGGGTGAAGCGTTCAAGTTTGTATGCGTTGCCAGTGGACTCAAACTCCTTCTGGGCGATGGATAGTTCATCACGGAAACGCTTTCCTTCCTCAAGAGTAAGGCTTGTGGAGTAGGCATCGAAGAACGCAGTACGAGCTGCCGGAGACAAACGACCGCCTTCGGATGGCTTGTTCCATAGAGCCTTCGTCAACTGTGGCATAATGGACTTGACGGCATTATGATCCAGAAGGGCTTCCCAGGCTTCGTGGTTTACTGTGAATGCGTCCGCACGGCTGATGTCGAAATGTACAGTGCCACCTTGAGGGCCGGATTCGATGTACATCCCTTCACGAACCATCGTGATAGGATTGCCAGCAGCATTGGTGCGAGTCTCTCCCTTGCGGAACGTAGTAGGAGCGTTGACACGACGGGAAGCCTCTGCGAACTCGGCAGTCAGCTGCATATGCTCTGCCGTGTAGACGTTCAACTTGACGTTCTGGTTGTTCAGTTCGTTGTTGAGTTTCTCAAGACGGATGGATGTCGTCTGACCAGCCTTAGCCAAGACAGCCTTCTCAGCGTTGATTTGCTCTGTCAGTTTCTGGATCTCACCGATGGTCGCATCAGCACGACGGGTAGCGGAGTTGAGGCGGGACTGGAGTTCATCACGGGTGGCGATGTCCTTCCCACGACCTTCAAGTTCAGCGATGGACTTCTCTGCGTGGATGGCGGCTGCCGTAGGGTCGCCTGGGTAAAGCAGTTGAGCCTCCTGGCGAATGCGGGCTACTTCCTTCGGCGCTAGATTGACTGTCTTGTTAGCCACGCCCATTTCAGCCGGGGTGCTGGCTACGATTTTTCCACCAGTAGCGTCATAGGCTCGACGGAACGAGTCCGCACGACGCATAAAGTCATTGAAGTCGGTAGAGCCATTAAGCCAATCACGCACACGGGCTGCCTGTTCGGACGGCATCTCGTTGATGATGCCAGCGACATTTGCGATGACCTCCTTGCTTCGGATGGCGTTGTTCGGATTGAAGCGATTGATGGACTCGGTCACACGACCAAGACCAGACATAAACGACGAAGCAGCAGCTCCGATGCCGAAGCCAGATCCAGAGGCGGCCTGGTCATTAGCCCACGCCATAGACATCCCGACAGTGCCTCCGTGGGCAATCTGGTCTACGACGACGTGGAAGCCGTTCTGCAAGGCTACATCCGCGCCCATATCGACCATACGCTTGAGCATACTCATTTCGGACTCAATTCCGGCACGGGCAGCGACATCGGAAGTCTTGCCAAGGTCTACACGGGCTTCGTTAAGAGCAGCTAGAATAGGAGAACCACTGACACGCTCACCGAACAAGGCGGCCTTGGACACACGCTTCTGCACCTTGCCGTAGGTTTCGATGCTACCGCCAATGGCAGTTAGGATGCCAGGACGAGACAAGGCAGTGCCACCAAACAAGGCAAGACCAGCACCATTATACCAGTCCCTGCCATTGACCACATCGACTGTAGCCCAAGTAGCGCCAGCAGCGACCATAACGCCACCACGCATCATATTCTTCGGCTGCATATCAAGCAGATGGCGAAGACCCCACTTGCCCAAGGCTCGCTCACTGCCACCGCCACCCATAAACTCGCCCAACTTGCGAAGACCCTTGCCGGGGATTGTTTCGATTACCTGTCCAGCTGCATAGCCTAGCGATCCAGTGATGAAACGCTTCGGGCCGGTAGTGCCAGGTACAGTCTTCTTCATCTCGTTAGCCCACTTGACTGCATCTGCGTTGAGTTGGACAATACGCTTGGAGAGAGCCTCCGGGATGTCAGTGCCTTGGATGACCTTCTTGATTTCAGCAGCAGCCGTCTTGCCTTCGGCAGTAAGCATATCCTCGCCAGTGCCAGCCACGGAAACGACCATCGCCTCTTCCGTAGTCAACGTACGACCAGTCGCACGATATACGTCGTCGATTACCTTATCGATGGACTGCTTCGGGAACGTCTTATCAAGAGCCTTAAGTTCGTTGATGATTGCCTTGCCTTCGTTGAACAAGCCTTCCCCACGAAGGGAAATCTGACCGGCTTTTTCAGCAAGGTTTGAAGCCTTACCAGCAGCCTTGAACGCCTTTCCAATCATACCACCGACACCAGTCGTCAGCGTGATTGGATCGTAAATCATAGAAGCCTGTTCCTCCAGGCGTTGGTCACCGAACGCAGTACGGGCTTCCTTGGCGCGGTTAGTCATACCAAGAGCCTTATAAGCCTCTGTCAGAACGTTATCGTGCGTTCCGTTTACGTTCTTCCAGTTATCAGACCACGTGCGAATAGCGGAATCAATGACCGCATTCTGTGCATCTTCACGCAGGAAAGAACCCTTGCTGACTTCCCAGTAGTTGTCAGAAAGAGCTGCCGTTGGGCCGGTAATAAGGTATCCTTGCAAAATACCAGCAAGATTGCTGATACCTGGAGGCAAGTGTGCAGCGTCTACAGTCCTATCTTGCGTAAGTTCAGCGTTGAACAGGTACGAATTAGGGTCTGTTGAGTCAGACGCAAAATGCTTGAAATTGCGGATGGAGTTAAGAACACCAGACCCAAAGGAAGCCAACTTCTCAAAGGCTTTTCCCTTGGCGAAAGCACCATCCTCACGAAGTGCAGTCAGTTCAGCGACAGCAGATAGGAACTCAGCGTTCTCCGGCTTGTTGCCGTCAGTGTAACTATCAAGCGTGTGGACGAATGCCTCTGCGTTGCCAGTCCTGTTGATTTCACGTAGGCGGTTGATTCTGGCACGGGTGACTTGGTGGGCGCGTACAATGACCTGTTCAGCCCTTGCACGGAGTGCCGGATCGTTGCGGTAACGCTGAGACAGGTACTCATCAGCCTGGCTGAACGGATTAACAGCATCGCCAAAACCAGCAAGACCCTCAACGCCATCCTGGACGAACATAGCGCCGGCCTTAAAACCATCGCCAATGATGTTTGTTTTCTGGCTGTTCTTAAAGCGAGCCAAAGCAACGAAAGCATCACGCTTCTGGTCTTGCGTAAGACCCTTGAAGTACTCCGGCCCTTGTTCATATGCGGCCTTTCCTACGACCATCATATGATCCACAGGAGCAAGAGCCTTGCGGATGTGGGCAACCATACCAATGCCGATGATTTCCTTCTGCTCACGATAACTTGGATTTCCAAGTTCAGCCATAACCTCAGAACCAATGGCAGCTGGAATGCCGTTGTGAGGATTAGACACGAACTCAATAAGTTGATTATCGTCCATACCATAGGCAGTAGGATAGCGGACACCCTTGAGCGTATCCGCATCCATAAACGCCTTAGCCAACGGAACTAACTTTGTGGTTACAATCTGAGCGTTATACTCAGCCTCTGGACGCTTAATCTTGAGGATTGCCCAAGCCGCATCATCAACTTGCTTGGCTCGCTCCTCTGTATGTGCCGACAAACTTCCGGCAGTAATGCCGAAGATAGCCATCGACTTATTTGTATCCCATACGTTTACACCCGACGCACGATCCCAAATCCAAGAGTGAATCTCCCGGTCACGATCTGTCTTTGTGACCTCGTATTCCGGTGTGCCTGGGATGTTTTCCGGCTTTTCAGCCCCTTTGCCACGCCAATTACCCTTCTCGTCTTGGTACAACCAGGGCTGGGCAAAAAGACCTGTTTCTCCAGACGGATTGTATTCCAGCGGCGCTGAACTTGGAGCAGGAGTCTCTGCCGTTGTAGCAGTATCCGTGGTTGGGGGGAGTGTTGTTTCAGCCATTATCTATGTCTATCTTGTGCGTTCGACGTTAGCCTGTGCCTGTCTAGCGGCCTCTTCGTACTTGCTTCGTACTTCAGCAGCCTTCTTGCGGTATACTTCGGCTTGCTTTCTGCCTTCTGTGCCTCCAGCTGCTTCAAATCTCTTGGCAAGTTCTTCAAACTTAGACGGAAGGTCAACTTCGGGAACAACAGGCTCGGAAGAATCATTGGTGTTGATGCCGAATGCGTTCACATACTGCTCGGTCTTCTTCAGTTGAGCAAGGCCGGCTGCATCCTCTTCACGTGTGAGGAACTTCTTGGCTGTATCGATATCGAATCTGATATCCTTGCCAGCCAGTGTGGATCGGTACTTCTGGTCAATGAATGTAGCCAAAGCCTTGGTCTGAGCCTGTAGCAAAGCCTTGTCCTTCATAACGTGTGCAGAGTTAATGTCAGTGATTAACTTTGCGACGTATTCTCGGTCAGCATCGGAGAAGTTACCGCCAGACACGATGGCTCGACGGAACGCAGCGACACCGAACTGGTTCATCATATCGCCAGTGACAACTGTCTTCTTGGCTTCAGTTGTGGCAGTCCACAGAGAGCGATTAAGGAAGTTCGTAATCTTGTTATCGTCGGTGCTATTGACGACATCGTTAAGCTGCGTGAGGTACGACTGTGCTTCTGCATAGCCTTCGATGGCGTCGCTGACTTTACCACGCACTGCCGGGTCGATGGGCGAAGCGGTAGGACGATAGTTCAAGTCCAACTGGAACTCCTTAGCGCCAGCGTGGAATACACCAATGCCCCAGGCCGCAGGATATTCAGACTTACGCTTCTGGAACACGCCATAAGCCTCTTCCTTGAGTTTCTCGGACTCTGTGCCACCAGTACGACCTGGGATAGCACCAGCACCTTCAACCTTCGTGTACTGGAAGTTTGCGAACGTACCGGGCTTCGTAGCAGCTCCAGAAGGCACTGTGCCAGTCTGTTGACCAAGTACGATTTTGCCACCCCACTTGGCGTTGAACTCCTCAATGGTCATCTGATGCAACTCGACCTTGCGTTGGTCTTCCGCTGCTTCACGCTTTTCCTTTTGCATCGCAAACGCCTCGGCTTGCATATCACGACGCTCCTTGGTGACTTCAGTCACAGCCTTCACACGGGCATCAAGCAGGGACACACGATCCGTATAAGCCTTATCCAGGTTGTCCTTGCGAATCTTGAACGTCTCGTTGAGCAACCTTACACGATCCGGGGTAGCGCCACCAGTCCTGCCAAGTTCGACCATACGGGCAGATAGTTCAGCAGCTAGGTTATCGGAGTCAGTCTTGTACTGTGTGCTGTATTCGACACGAAGAGCCTCAGTAGCAGCGACAACTTGAGGAATGGCGACGTTGGTTGACGGAAGGTCTGGAGCGACGGCAGGAGCAGGGGCTTTAGCAGGAGCGACGGCAGGAGCAGCCGGAGCAGGGGCTTCAACTGGAGCTGCATTCAACTTGCCAGTCAGTTCAGTCCCTGCATTGAACCTATCCGCTGTGAATGCGAACGTGAAAGGCTTAGGCTGTTCGCCAAGCGGATTGCTAGGCTGACCGAATACAGTAGGAGCAGTGGATTGAGTACCGCCAGAATAGAACGAAAGATTGGGCGGCGCGGATGGAGTTACAGGAGCAGAAACAGCACCAGGAGTCCCGGCAGGAATGCCAGCACCATATCCAGCGACGACTGCATTGGCGGCTGCATTACCGGCCTTTTCAGCAGCCTCTGCGTTCAACTTGTTGATTTCAGCAAGGGTCTTCTGACGCTCAACTTCCTTGTCAGCCTTGGCAGCCTGTGCTGCATCATACTTCTGCTGGGCTTCAAACTCGCTTGCAAACTTTGTCAAATCGCTACCAACAAGTTTAGAACCATCGCCACCAATCCTGTTGTAGAAGTCCAAGGCAGGAACAAGTTTGGTGTTATCAAACATATTCTCCTTGCCAGGAGTAACCATCACGTTGCCTTCCTTGTCCTTGGTCAATGTCCCGGCAGCCAGTTCACGATCAACAGACTGGATGCGTGTATCAGCCTTGAGATATGGGGCTAGGCTTCCCTTTAACTTGGCTTCTTCCGTAGCCCGCTTATCGGCTTCCTGTAGACCACCAGCGATGGAAGCACCGACCTGTTGGTAGGCTTTCCCCATCGAACCCATAGCCTCGACATATCCAGCCGGGATTTGCTGGACTTGCTCGCCTTGATATTTCTGGAAAGGAGATGCCATAGATTATTTGCGGATGCCAAGACCGATGGCAGTTCCGACCAACTGACCGATGCCACCAATGAGGCCGGCAGAACGCTGTGCTTCGGCAGCAGCCAATGCGTTTTCCTGCTGGATGCGGTTGGCGCGGATGTTAGCCAGGTACTGGGATTCCGGGTTGATGAAGGATTGACCAAGGCTTCCGTAGCCAGCCACGCCAGCACCATACATCCCGGCAAGACCAAACGGCTGGGATGCGTTGAAGGAAGGAGTTAGGAAGGTCTGAGCGCCGTAAGCCTGTTGCTGTTGACCAAGACCATAGGCTTGCAGGGCTGTAGCCTGGCGTTCCTTCAGTCGCTGTTGACCCATCGTATAGGTGTTGAGGATTTCCAGATCGCCACCTTGACGGCTGAACTGAAGACCACGGGCTTGGGCGGCTGCACGGGCAGACTGTTGAGCCTGTTCGGTTTCCTGTTGGCTCAAGCCAGTGCCATACTGGAGGTTGCTCAAAGCCTGTTGACCAAAGGTGTTGTAGATTCCACGGGTCGTGGCATCAAGCGAGCCAACGGCAGCTCCAGTAGCCTGTTGACCATAAGTTCCAAGCATACCAAGTTGCTGACCAAGGTACTGGCTCTGGAACTGTTGCGTAGGCTGGTTGAGTTGACCATATGTGCCAAGCAAGCCAGTCACATAATTGCCATAACCGCCAAGTTGTGCCTGTTGAAGTGCAGGGGCGAGACGCAATTCCATACCGGCCTGTTGTGGCAGGATAGAACCTTGGGCGCTCAACGCACCCTGCATCTCCGTCAAATATTGATTAGTGTCTGCGGTAGCCATTGTATTATAAAGTTAGACCCAGTAGGGATAGCGGACGATCACGATGCCGGAACCTCCGGCAGCTCCAGCACCTCCACCACCTCCAGAATTAGTGCGTCCAGCAGATCCAGAAGAGCCTCCACCATCAATTGAGATGCCAACTCCTGCATAAGATGCGAGTCCCTGGCCGCCACCGCCAAATGTTTGTGCGATGCCTTGAATGTTGCTTCCAGCGCCTTGACCGCCAACGCCACCATTAGATGTAGTTGCTCCAGTAGCAGGGAAATAATTTTGACCAATACCCCTGCATCCGCTTCCTCCATTCCCAGCATAAGGAAGTACAGAAGTGCTTGAGTTTCCGGCAATAGAAGGAGAAAGACCGCCACCATTTCCAGATGCACCGCCAGCGTGTGTAGATGCAGGAGCAAGACCACCACCAGCGGTGATAGTTCCAAAAACAGAAGCACCACCATTACTTGAAACAGCACCTCCGTTTCCTACTGTAATAGTCACAACTTGAGATGCAGAAATGCTGTAATATGGGCAGTAAACGACAGCACCACCGCCACCGCCAGCATTCGTGTTTCCACCGCCACCGCCACCAACGACAAGAACTTCAACCCCAGAAGCCTTTGTTCCAGCCGTAAATGTACCGCTGGACGTGAAGATGTGGCACTTGAATGTACCAGACTTCTTGTATGTGCAAGACCCGCTGTTAGGAGCAGCGACAGTGGTCATCACGAATGTGAAGTCATTCGTATTGGCGCTGACCACAGTCCACTTGCCGGAGTATCCAGCGACAGCCGTGGCGATCAGGACAACCTGTCCAGGAACGACGGAATGACCAGCGGATGTGACCACAACGCTTTCACCATCAGCAGACGTGAACGTAGCGGACGTGGGTGTCGTCGCTACAGCGTCCGGGGCGATAATCTTGTTACCGCCCGTAGCGTCAAAAGGGCCGCCTCCGACTGCCTCCCAAGTCGAGCCGTTGTAGACCTCGGCAAAGAGGGTCGTGGAGTTATATCGGATATCGCCTTGATTGGCGGTTGCAGGACGCTGGGCGGTGGTGCCTGTAGGCAACTTTACTGCATCCGTCGTATTGAACTTAGTATACGAGTCGAATAGGATAGGATATGTCCCATATAGACGGATAGACTTTGCCGTATCTCCAGACACAGGCATCGTGATAGACCCAGTGGCAGAAGTGACAATCAACTCACCAGGTGTCGTGATATTGAAGAATCCGTTCAGAGTCCCATTGATGAACAGGTTGCCGTCTGCGATAGCCTGTACAGTAAGGCTATCAGTGCCACCAGCAGCTGGCTGGACAAGGCTTGTCTTGACATCAGCGCCAGTAGCAACGATTTGGCTTGCAGCCACCTTGCGAAGACCAAGTGCCGAAAGGTCATAGACAAGGAACAAATCGTCAGTAGGACTGAGGGCAGTGCCTAGGGCTGTCTGGTCTGTGATTACACCGGGCAACAGCGTAGCGCCGTTGACCATATTATTCATACGAGCTGCGGTGACCTGGTCACCATTAGCGTATGTTTCTGGGGATTGGATTTGTGCCATTTATTTCTTTGTTTGGGTCATCTGACCTGGAACGACTGCTTGGAGTGTTACAGATCGGATGGTTTGACGTAAACTCTTGGATGTGAACTTAATCTGACAATAGTAAGCGGACTTGCGAACTGGAATACGGATTAAGTTACCATTGGAAGACCCGGAAGAGAAGGAGTAAAGTTTCTCGGAGATGTCCGGGCTATGCGTCGTGATGTCGATATCGATAGACCCACCGGCCTGTGTATAGATATCGCTCTGTAGGCTAGAGTACCGCTTTTCACGATTAGTCTCAAAGGTGTAAGCCCGTGTGGTCAACACGCCATCAATCTTGCGAGGAATGAACATCAATGGCGCTAAAGTAAACGAAGGCGGGTAGGGGTCTGGGTCTTGCCAAGGACGAACAAGGATGGTCGTTTCACCATTATAATAGTTACCATTGATATCCTGTAATGGAAGAACTGGTACGCCCACTCCTTGATCGTACTCGTCCCAATCCAGTTCCTCCATCAAGAACACGCCTTGTTCCTGGTCGATACCGAACAGTCTGCGACGGCTGCCAAGTTTGGCTACGTGGAACGCCTTGATGTCAAAGCCGGAGGTATAGGTGTCTACAGACTCCCAAGCCTTGTTGACGAAGTTATACACCAAGACGGCATTGTTATTGGTGCTATTATCTAGCGGGACAGCCAGGTAGTACCTGTTTTCCCAGTAAATAGCCAAAGCCTTATCGACGTAATTATAGTTAATCCGTGCGATAACGTCGGAGATTGGCGCTGAAAGCGGTTCGGCAAGGGTAAGCAGTCGCATCCCTTCCGGGGTATTAGTATTGCCCTGTCCTGCCCCAGACGGATTGGCGATATACACGCCACTATCAGACAGGAAGATGATGCCACCACCGGCCTGTACAACGGACTTTCTGGCTACGCAGCCAAGGTCTGTAGCAAGCGACTTAACGTAAGAATTGTTATTGGAAGCTGCATCCCCGGAAACATTAGCCCCTACGCCAACAGATGCGTAGAAAATGCTGTTACGCATAAAGATGACGAACTCGTTGAGCGTCCAAGGAGTAATGGCGACAAGTCGGTCATTACCGCCATCATTGATGCTGAACATATCCAGCGCCGACCAACTGTTATCCTGTAGGTAATGGCTTACGCTGAACGTATTGCCATCCGTTTGGACGATATGCCGATTGCCGTAGTAAACTGCGTGACGGCTATTGGGGAAGTTCGTATGCGTGGATACGCCAGGGACAACGATATTGCCGGCCCCATACGATCCATTCCAGCGAAGCGTAGACTTGCTGAAGCCACGGCAGATATAGACATATCCAGAGCCTTGAGCCTGGTATACGTCTAGATCGTCGGAAGAAGTGATTGTCTGACCAGCCGGGAATGAAACCTTTACGGATACGCTTTCTGTGTCTGGCGTGTAGGTGTACAGACCATCGCTTACGACAAGTACGATTAGTTCAGCGCCAGTGGATGTCGTGTAGACGCAGCTCCCGTAGATTACTGCATTCACCAAAGCCCCAGTGGTCAGTCGTTCACATCCTTTTCGGACGCTTGCGACCCCACGATCCATACGGAAGTTCTGGGACTTGGAGACGTAGTTCTTCCCAAGGTTTACCGGGTTATCCCTAGAGTTCAAGCCGATGAACCCTTGCTCACCATCGACTAGATACTCACGGGCTGGCATTACTTCTTGAGGGAGTCTTCGATGTCCTTGAACTTGGCTACCTTGGAGGAATTAGCGTTCTTAACGCCAGCGTAGAAACCGACAGCAAAAGCGATAGCAACGGAGGCAAGAGAGATTAGGAATAGGAACATAAGATTAAGGCGTAGCGTCAGAAACGATGTAATCAGAAACAGTCCCATTCACGGAAACATACCAATATTCATTATTGGATAGCGTTGAGATTACTGAAGGGAAACCGCTAACAAATGTAGTTCCATCAGTAATGCCACTAGTGTTATAGCCAGCAAGCAACTGAACATTTACAGGGCCACCTGTCTTGTTGTAGTCAGTTCCTGTATCAAAAACATACCAAATAGAGGCTGCAATCGCATTAGCCATAGCCTTATCTACCGTCAGCATCCCAGATGGAGGCGTAGGCCAAGGTGAGTTGGGGTCATAAGACGGAACACCCCCCTCAGTAACAAAAGGATTAGCAGCAGATGGACTTAGTTGTGCGTTGGCAATAGCAGCCAATTGGTCGGACGAAATCTCGTTACCGACCTCAACGACGTTTGTCGGGATCATAACCCCGACCTGTGCTGTAATTCCCATTAGACGACAGATGTGGCAACGTGGACTGTGACAGTGCCGGAGTCGGAGAACGCCCAGATGCCACCATTGTAGTTGTCGATTGAGATATTGGAAAGCGGAGGAACGATGATTCCTACAGTATCCGTATCATTTCCGACCACGCTGATGTTTGTGCTGGTGGACTTGTTCTGGACAAGCACGATGACTCGCTTGGCAGCTGTAGCCAAAGGAGCAAGGACTTGTGTGGGGGATGTGGTCACAGAAGTCTCACTGTGGGTGAGGGACTTAAGGATTGGGGATGAGATTTGGATTTGACCCATAGTATTAGTAAGTTTGGTTCATATTGATGCGATTTACTTGCTTCTGCTGGCGAAGCACGATGTCGATGGCATCCGTGATGTAACGCTCGGCTTCAGCCTCTGCGACCTGGGATGCCTCGATCTGGAGTTCGGAGCGAAGCCAATCAGCGAACGCACCACGCGCCACGTAGGACGCAAAAAGGTAAGGGATTGTGACCAGCTGCCATTTGGCAGGATGTGTGGTCGGAGACTGACCGGCCGTGGTAGCCTCGATGCAATTGTAGAAATTGCCGTAATGAGGCTTCCCGGCTACGGGAACATAAGTACCAGTATTGCTGCCAGAATCAAAGTAGCACTGAGCGCCAACAGAATACGAAATGCCAGACTCATAAAGGTCGCCTACGAGTTCGGTACGCTTGATTCGGTATTCGCCATAGACAGTGCCAGGGTCGGAAGCAAAGACCAGTTTCTGGACAGTGCCGTCGTCATATAGACGGAAGTTCAACGAAACAGCCTTCGTGGTTACGAGAGGGTCTTTGTCGTAACAGGTAAAGACTTCCCCGGCATCAGCAGGAATGGCAGCAGTAACCAGGCCGTTTCCGTCGTTGGATACGGTTAACTGGGCGACACGGGTGAGGTCGGGCCAGTCCTGCAACTCCCAGGCGACACGAAGGCGTTCATTGATGAAGTCACGGAACTGAGCGAACGTCTCATCCGTGATGTTATGGCGATCCTGTCCCGCAAGTTGCAGGGCATTGAACAGGATAGGGGAAAAGTGGGTGGTTCTCATTTGGTGAGGAAACCGTCTGCTGTAAAGATAGCGCCGTTGACGACAGTACGCTTGACCCGGTTATTAACAGCGATTTCCGGGTTGTGCTTGATGAAGTCGTTTGTGAACTCCTCATCATTCCAGCACTCATAACCAAGGCGTTGACCCCAGTAATGATAGGCAGAAATGGGGATACGAGCCTTCAACTCGCCTACCCCATCGATTGATTTAGCTGCGTTTGCGTGATTGAAGGCCGCAAACTGCTTTGCCTGTGTATAGGAAGCCGCTTCCTGCATCCTCCAGCCCGTGAGGAGTTCCCTCTCCACCTCTTTGCGGAGATGGGAGGGAATAACCTCAGAGATCGACTGGATGATGTCGGACAAGCCTCCTAGTGATTAGGCGGTGAAGTCGAACTTACCGAAGGCCAGCGGGTTGTAGATGCAGAGGCCGGCAACCGCTTCGACGAGGCGAGCAGGGCCACCACCGTTATCTGTCAACTCCGTGACCTGGGCGACGTTACCGCCATAGCGGACTTCGACCATATCGAACGGGATGATGTAACCGGAGAAGTTGTTCTTGAGGAACAGCGACGGGTGCAGACGAATCTGACCGAAGTCACCCTGGAAGACATCGACCGACGAGATGTACGAGGACGCATCGGACTCACGATTGAGAGTGCGGATAGCGGTCATCGGGGCTGTGCCAGTACCCTGCGTGGTCGTGAACACAAGGTTCGTGAACGCGCGCTTGAGGGTCGGGCCGACGATAGCGTCGTAGTCCTTGAACTGACCAGTCTGGCTGTAGATACCAGTGAGGATATCCTGCACGACTGTTTCAGTAAGGGCAGCTGTACCGACTGTCGAAATCTGCGAGGCAGACAAGCAGAAGGCAGAGGCAGCGGCCGGAAGGTCGACAGTGTCGATGTTGGCAGCGGCGACGAGCCACTTGTCCAGACCACGTGTACGATAGCCGACTGTGCCGTTATCGACTTGAGCGCCCTGGTTACCGCACATAGCGATTTCCATATCACGCTTCACAAGCGTGACGGCCTTGGAGACGTTGTTGGAGAGTTCGTCACGGACACCAGCGATGTTGGCGACGTCCTGGGTCAACTTGGACACACGGACAGCCTTACGGAAGATCTGGATGCGATTCGACAGTTCCACACGATACTGAGTACCGCCATCGGACACGAAGTTGGACGTGCCGGTGTTGGGATCGACATCCGTGCCGTCAACGACAGGGGTCGGAGTGGTGGTAGCGGGGAGGCGGTCGGCTTGCCAGCGGAAGATGGTGTTACCGGGCTGAGCGCCCTTCTTCGCCATCGAGGTGAAGGGGGTGTCCTTCGCATCGACGAGGGCGATGAGGTTAGCCAGGTCTTCACGCTTACCAGCGTTGACGATGTCCTTTTCGAGAAGTTTTGCCATTGTATTTTATGGGGTGAGGGAGGGGGGGGATTAGATGAAGCCTTTAGCGAGTAGCACTTTGGCGAGGTCATCTGCGGAGGTCGATTTTGCGAATCGGCTTTCGGCTTGTTTCACCCTTGCTTCGTTAGGGTTACTCTTAGCCGGAGTAGCGGTGGGACGGACGGGCGGTAGTGACTTGGACTTGCTTGCCGTGTTGGAGTTCGCTTTCGCTTGTCCTTCACGTGCTTGCATTCCTCGGATGGCATCACCGATGAAGATTTGCCAATCTGGGAAATTGCGGAGCTGCGGAGCAGTCTTGAGCATCTGTTGCGCTAACTGGTATTCTTTAGAGGCTGGAGTCTTCCACCACGGATAGTTCGCTTCAGCGATAGGTCGGATTCGGTTCTCCGTTTCGATGCGGGCAAGCTGCTTGGGCAGATGCTCCTCAATCGCTTTCGTAGAATTGACCAACATACGCTTAACGTCGTCCGGGCCGTAGTGACTCTCACCTAGGGAAAACCCTTCCGGGTTCTCCATACACTTGTAGCGCAGCCATCGGGCTTGTTCGGTTTCCTTATCAACTTCAGCCTTCGATTTCAACGAACTGAACGGATTATCTGCGTCTGTGACGCTATTGGCGTTCTGCTCGCTCGCTTGCTGTGATTCGGTCACCGTTTGCTTCAGCGCCTCCAATTCCTTGCGGAGATTGGCGACTTCCTCCTCCGCTTGCTTTCGCTT